GTAATCAACTTAAAGAATGTTTCTCACAATATTAGAGAGATTCATTGGGACGGTGATGATTTATGTGGGACTGTTGAAGTTCTATCTACTCCATCTGGTAACATCTTAAAAGAATTATTAAAAGCTGGTATTTTATTAGGTATCTCATCAAGAGGTATGGGTTCTACTCGTAACTTATCTGGAAACAAAGTAGAGGTACAAGAAGATTTTGAATTGATTGGTTGGGATTTCGTATCTAACCCATCTACACATGGTGCATTTATGGTACCTGTAAACGAATCGGTTAATAAAGGTTTACAACAAATTGGAACTGATGTTTGCGGAGACTTCTGTAAAGCACAAGACTTAATGAGAGAAATAATAACTGAAATAGCATAAGAATGGCAAAGAATTTTGATATATACGATTTCGTACACAACAATAAGATAACCTTAAAAGTTGATGGCAATAAAGGAACTACTGTAGCTAAAGCATACAATGATATCCGTAAAACTAACTTGAAAGAAGTAAAGATAGTTAATGGTAAATTCAGTTTAGCTGAAAACTTAGAAGATAGAAAATTATCAAACGAAGTTAAAAAACACTTCTTAGAGATTATTTCTACTTATAATACTTTCCAAGACCAAATGAGAAGACAATCTGATTTGACTGAAGTTGCAAATACTTTAGGTGCTATCGTTGAGGCTGCAAAAGAAATGACATTAAGAGAAAGTGGTGATTGGTTTGATGCAGTGACTGTAAAAAGAAATATGCAAGAATTAGATAAGTTAGGTAAATCATTTGATAAGTTCGCTGTTGAAGCAAACTCAATGGATGAGAGATTACATTCTTTATATGAAGATATGGGTCACATCTTAAATCGTTACTATGAAATCGCTGATATCTCTGTAGATACAATGAAAGAAAGATTAGGTAAAAAGAAATAATTATGATTCGTTTAGGTGGTTTAATATCTCAAAAAGCATTTGGTAAATTTGAAATGGGTAAAGTTGTTTCTAATCCATTTGCAAACGCATTCATTAAAGAAGGTGAAGGTGAAGACCATGAAGTTTCTATGGCAAACAATTCATTGGATACCATTATTAAGATGGCAACTGAATTGAAAGCCAAAATGGGAGAAGATGAAAAACAAATACCAGCTTGGATTCAAGACCATATAGCTAAAGCAGAAAACTTAATTTCTCAAACATCATCTAACTATCACGAATACGGAACAAACGAATCGGTAAATGAAGGAGCTGGTAGAGAAGCAATGGGAATTGCTAAATTTACTGGTACTCGTGCAATTGCAGTACAAAAATTTATAGATGATTTTAATTTGAACGCTAAAAAGCTTTTTAACTTTATAGCTAAAGGAAAATTAAAAGATAGAATGGACTTTGCAACAGCAATAAGTGGAACACGTGGCAACAAATATCAAGGTAATTTTGTAGGTATGTTCGGAGAAGGTACAATAAATGAAGATTCCGAAACAAAGAGATTGGAAATGCTGATTAAAAATTTGGAAGAAACTATTAAACTATTAGTACAACAACTTAAAGATAATAAAAGTTTACCAAGCAACAAAAAAGAAAATATTAAAAAATCAATAGCACTAAACTTAGATTTAATTAACTATTATAAAAAATGGTTAAAAGATTACCAAGCAGCTGCAAACGAATCATTAGTAAAAGAAGATGGCCCTTGTTGGAAAGGATATAAGCAAGTTGGTATGAAAGATAAGGGTGGTAAGCAAGTTCCTAATTGTGTTCCAAATAAATAAATTCTAAAGAAAAGTATAGATTTTTTACGTTTTGTAAAATTTTATATATTTATTCTTAACAATAACCTATTAATTTAGGTTTTTCTATTGGTAAATGAATACTCTCGTTCTATGAGAAGTGACCAAAACGCCAATCAAAAACATACATTGAAGTCCACAAATTTAATGACTTCAGAAATCCGATAAATAAGGAAAACAAATGGCAAGTTCAAAATTGTTGAAAGAAGCAATTGCTGATGCTAAAGCTGTACGTGAAACTGCTATCGCTAATGCTAAAATCGCACTAGAAGAAGCATTTACTCCTCGTTTACAATCTATCTTATCTCAAAAATTACAAGCCGAAATGGAAGGTGATGAAGAAGATACGGAAGATGCAGTAAATGAAGATAATGATACTTCAAGTGAAATAGCTAAAGGTGATAACAAACAACCTGCAGATAAAGCAAATTCAGCACAAACTGACCTAAGTGGAATCTCTAAACAATCTGGTGAGCCAGGTAGCGAAGGTGAAGAAACTAAAGTTAGTGGCCTTACCGAAGGTGAAGATGAAGAATCAAAAGAAATGGATGAGGAATACTCAACCGAAGATGATGAGGAAGCAGCTCCAGCTATGGAAGGTGATGACGAAATGGCTCCTGAAGCTGACGAAGATGAATTAGATTTAGAATCTATCATCCGTGAGTTAGAAGCACAAATCGCAGGTGAAGAAAGTGAGGAAGAAATTCCTGCTGAAGCACCAGCTATGGAAGGTGAGGAAGCACCGGTTGAAGAACCAGTAGCAGCTGAACCAACTGAAGCACCAGCAGTAGAGGGTGAAGACCCAGCTATGGCTGATGATGAAATCGATCTTGATGAAATATTAAGAGAGATGGGATACGGAGAAGATGAAGCTGAAGAAGAAAAAGCTGATGATGCAGCTGAAATGAAAGCTGAAGTAGCAAACCTACAAGCTGAATTAGAAGAAGCATTAGCAGTAATCAAATCTTTGAAAGGTACAATCAACGAAGTAAACCTTTTAAACGCTAAATTACTTTACACAAACAAATTGTTCAGAAGTTATAACTTAACTAACGAACAAAAAGTTAAAGTTGTAGAAAATTTAGACAGAACTTCTAACGTAAGAGAAGTTAAATTAGTTTACGCAACACTTTCTGAATCAATGAAATTCACAGGAACTGAAAGAAAAGTAGCTCAAGTTAAAAAGAACATTACCGAAGGTATTGCTTCTAAGGCTCAAGCTTCAACAGCTCCTAAACAAGAAATCATCGCAGAAAGTAATGAATTAGCAAATCGCTTTAAGCAATTAGCTGGTATCATAAAATAATAATCCATAAAAAAATAAATAAAAATGGCAAATTTTGATTTAAGCAAACTTATGGAAGGCAAGAACCCACAAGCAGTAATGTTGGCTGAAACACGTCAATTGAAAAGCAAATGGGAGAAAACAGGTCTTCTTGAAGGTATGAAAGATAGAGACCAACACTCTATGGCAGTTCTATTAGAGAACCAAGCTAAACAATTGTTGGATGAGGCAACTCAAACAGGTACATCTTCAGGTTCTGAGGAGTGGTCTGGTGTTGCATTACCTTTAGTAAGAAGAATCTTCGGAGAAATCGCATCTAAGGAATTCGTTAGTGTTCAACCAATGAATCTTCCTTCAGGTCTTATTTTCTTCTTAGACTTCAAATATGGTTCTTCTCAAGGAGCAAATGGTCAGTTCGCTGGTAAATCACTTTTCGGTGGTACTAACGTAACTGGTTCGTCTGATAACTTTGGTAGAACTAACTCAGCTACAAACGGTCTTTATGGTGAAGGACGTTATGGCTATTCAGTAAATGATGCAGTTTCTGCAGCAGCAACTGGTAAAGCAACTTCAACAGTAGCTAACACATTCTCATCAGCATCTGCAACATGGTCTGATGTTGGATTTGATTCAGCTTTATCTGCATCTGTAGCAAATGGTGACATTGTTAAATTAACAATTGCAAAAGCTAGTATTTCTACTACTGCTGACACTGAAGCAGTTCGTTCATTCGCTGTAAACAACGCAGCTGTTGTTTCTCAAATTGGTCAATTCAACTATGTATCTGGTACAAGTGTTGTATTGTTCGTTTCTGCATCTAGTGTTGATGATTTCTACACAAATGCAGGTGAGACTATCACTGTAACTTACTCTGAAGTTCCTGTAGCTTATGATAGAGGTGATTTCGAAGATTCAACTGCAAATTCTGCTGGTAACACAACAACTGCATTGGATATTCCTGAAATCGATCTTGAATTAAAATCAGAGGCTATCGTTGCTAAGACTCGTAAGTTGAAAGCAGTATGGACTCCTGAATTAGCACAAGATTTGAATGCATATCATTCAATCGATGCTGAAGCTGAATTAACTTCTATGTTATCTGATTATATCTCTTTAGAGATTGATTTAGAAATCTTAGATATGTTAAAATCAAACGCTTTAACTACTGAATACTGGTCTACAACTGTAGGTGAGGAATATGTACAAGGTGCTTGGTCTAATATCGGTGGTTCTTCAAATGCATACACAAAGAATGCATGGTTTCAAACTTTAGGTGTTAAATTGAACAAAGTATCTAACAAGATTCATCAATTAACTCTAAGAGGTGGTGCTAACTTTATCGTTGCATCTCCTGATGTTTGTACTGTTTTAGAATCAATTCCTGGATTCGTTGTAAATGCAGATAAAGACGCAATGCAGTTCGCTGCTGGTGTTACTGCAGTTGGTTCAATGAGCAATAGATACACAGTTTACAAAAACCCTTACATGACTTCTAACG